GGGAAAAAAGTGCCATAATTCGTGTCCTTCTTTGCTAATAGCCAATGATAAGGTAACATTACAAGGTAAATTCTCAATGCATTTATTTATAAATTCACCACTCTTCAGACGGAATCAACCAATCTTTCGACTTATAACTTTCTTCTTGTTCAATTAATCTAATTGCCTCAGACCCATCATCAATAAACCCAAAAGGAACAATATTGTCTTCAATTTCTTGCATTTGGTTTTTAAACATCATTTCTTTTAAATTGATATCAGTCATATCGCTAAAAAATTGAGTGGTCGCGAAATATCCGAACATAACTAGATTCATCATTAAATCGTCATGGTTTCCTTCACTCGCTTCGTAAGATTGACCCCTTGCCACAAATGTAGAGATTTCTAATATAGTGTTTTCATCGGATATTTCTAATTTATTATTTTCTAATATATCTTTAATGCCAGAACACCCGAGACGTTTTGACTTCCTTGTAATCTCAACCCCCATTGAATTTGCTTTAATAGAAGAAGAAACGTGCATGTTTTCATATTCTAAGTCATAATACAAACCGTTACAAACCACTCCACCTTGATCGTTTGATTCGATTACAACATATGCGTTGTTATACACAGTCGCATACTTATAGATAATATTAGGGAAGAGTATTGGAGAGATAGAGTTATTCCGATACACAGCCACTTGCTCAAAAGGGCGTGTCGTAATGTCGATTATATTAAACGTAGAGTAATCCTGACCTCTTCCTCTCGATACATCAACGGTCATGATGTACTCGTGCTTTGCGCAAGGTTCTTTATAAACTAAAAAAAGACCGCCCTCTAAGACCCGCAGGGGCGTTTTTGCTCGCAATGACAAAAGCGTCTCTGCGTTTATTAGGGTATCTCCAGTTCCAAAGAAAGTATTTCCAAATTCTTGGTCGAACTGTAAAGAACTAGTATTTGAAATGGTTTGATTTTTCCATTCTTCATCTCTTCCAGGCACATCCCACCAGTCTACGCGGAAACTTCTGTACTCATTGACTTTCTGCTCAGCACCTTCCCATATTTTGTGGAAGACGTTACCAATTCCATTTGCGGTTGAGGTGATGATGACTTTTGTGTCTTTTCCTGCGGAGACGACAGGATAGGTGGAAGTATAGAATTCAGATGCTCGCTCAACAAAAGCAAATTCATCGAGATAGAGCAGATTAACAGACATACCGCGAATGCTGCTCCCGCTAGTGGCAGCAGCAACAATCCTAGAATTATTAGAAAACTCAATTGAACCTTTATTAAGAGTCTTACAGCCTGGTTGCAAAAAGAAAGGAAGGTTTTCCAACATAAGCGTAACGCGCCCAAGCATTTCTCTAGAAGTGGCACCTTTGTTGGCGAGGACTGCGATTGTTTTTTCTGGGTGGAAGATCGCATACCAAAGAAGATAGGCGACTGACGATATTGATTTCCCAGACTGTCTACAAGCAAGTACAATGCTAAAACGGTTATCGTTAAAATGACTGAACATTTTTCTTTGATAGGGATAAAGAGAAAAAGGAACAAGTCCGCTATCGAGCGAAATGATTTTGACATAATTCTGAGCAAAGTATGCGGGATCGTCCATACACTTTTTATATTCACGTATCTCCTTCTTCGACCATTCTTGTACAACACCGTCTCTCTTTACATTAATGTTGCCGAGATATGTCTCATTATTCATTTGATTCTGGAGTAACATCAATCACCTTTTGTTCATTCTGTAAAAATCTTTGCAGGTCAGTCGTGCTCCCCATAAACACATTATTGTTTGTTATCTGTTTTGTCGCAACAGTTTCTTTGCTAATATCTTTATTCTTCTTATTTAGATCCATTAATTTGTCGTTTATTTCTGCCAAGTTTTTCATCATATTTGAAAGAACTTCAAACGCTCTTGGATGCTCGCTTTCTCTTGCTACTTCGATCATTAGGTCTAAAGATTCACCACCTTTCTCTAAAAGGTTATAATATGTTTCTCTTGAATAATCGTAGTCGCTTTTTATATTCTTATTATCTTCCATATTTGCCTCATGTTATAGTGGTAACAAGTGTATAATCACTGTCCGGTCCAACTCCTGATGGTGCCGGCAGTGTCGTGAGTAATTCTAATTGTTGATCACTATCTTCAATACCAGCATCCATCTCAAACAGTGTAGTTTGTACTTCATTGATAATAGATTTAGGTGCAATCGGACCATAGAAATTAACTTTTACTTCAAAGTCTAACGTATACATTATAGTTCTTCTTTGATCAATTGCTCCTTCGTAGTCGTCTGAAAACGTAACACCCTGCAAAATAATTGGAACATCGTCGATAATATTCGGCAAATCATTAATTGGTTTAACTCTAACCGTATACTGCGGGTTAAAGTATGGAAGTATTTGTTCTGTTATTTGAAGAACATCATCTTGAGTTTTGCCGTATATGTTCAATTGAAATTGAAGATTATAAGGAACGCTGGTATACATTTTAGTTCTAGATGTCTGACCAGTCTCACCTACCAAGGGTTGTGTAATAGCATTATTTGTTGGCAGTTTTCGCAATGAATCATAACTCATCGATAACATTTCGAAAGACATACGGGGCAATCTTATTGCCAATTGGCGCTCTGCGTCTTCACCATTTCCCATCTCTGCTATTCGCGTTAAGAAATTGTTTCGAGGTCCGTAACTCAAAGGAACTTTCATCTGCCCCTGTCCCACATTTGAAGCAGTTTTACGGAAAATGTAAATGTCATTAAACAGCGAACCAAAAACCGCTACGGATTTTCTTACACGTTCATGATAAAAATGTCCAGTTAACATTATGGATCTCCGAACGGGTTAGTTTCACTGAAGTCAATAAATTCGAGAGCAGAAACATCAAAATCTGTAACGTTTCCTGAAGTGCCACCACCCGCATCTGGTTCTGTTTGCACCTCTCTAACTGATAAAACAGAACCTGATGCTCCAGTATTAAGACCAACTATGGGGTTTGTTGTGTTCCATTCGTGAAACTTACCATCAGAAGCACCGACTCTAATAACAGTGAGTTCTCTGCTAGAATCGTTATACCCTTGAATTTCTCCAACCATATTAAAAGTAGGATTAAATTGCTGCGCTAAATCGCCCACTTCATAATTGAGGTTTGTATAAGGAGCAGCAATTGTTATAGTAGGATCACTAGTGTATCCGCCACCAGAATCAGTAATAATCAGATTTGTAATTGTACTAGTATCGCTATCGAATACAGCAGTAAGAGTTGCTCGAAAATCAGAATCGGTGCCAGTAGCACTATCAAAAACTACAGAAGAAGAGACAATAGGGACATTGTATACTGGAATATCAACACTAGTAACAGTTCCATCAATGTTTATGCTAGATCCTACTATAATCCCACCTTCTTGGCCGTTCGAATCTGTAAACGATACAGTAACTTCTGGAGCAGAAGTATAAAACGCACCACCATCACTAATGGTGATGCCTGAGATAATGTTGCTGTCATTTAACGTAACAGAACCAGTTGCAGTGGAAGCAGATAAATCAGGATCAGAAACAGTAACTGTTGGCACAGAGAGATAGTTTGCGCCAGTAAAAGACATTGATATTGATGATATACCCGCCATTATGTTATACTCGCTGTTGCAGTTGCAGTTGCTTGTTCTGGTGTACGTATAGTAAGCACATATTGATAAGCAGCATAAGTTTCAATTCTATCAATATCAGTAACATCAGTATCAAAGTTTTCATCAGAGTATTCAAACAACTCACATGATAATCTAAATGTGGGTAAATTTCTTAACTGATAAAATGGAGTTTCGTCTTCAACTTGCATTATCTGGAATGTCGAACCAGATAAGGGAAGATGGATTACGTCACCTTCTCTCGGACGATAAAACGCGTTGGGGTCACCACCATTTTCAAGACTACCGATTTCATGATTAAATCGTTTTCTTGCGACAACAAAATTTGCCTGATCTCTTATTTGTATACCAAATTTAGTAAACAAATCTCCTTCGCCGGCAAATCCGTCGGTATTTTCTAAATACATTTCTATTTTATATGCATTAACGAAACGTGAAAGCGTTGCTTCGTTAAAAATAGTATCTCTTCTTACTATTTCTCTTGGGACATAATATACGTCTTGCCCAAACATTTGAAGAGATTCTATTACTAGATCTTCATAAAGTCTTTGTTCGGATCTTCTTCCGCGTGAAAAATATTGATTCGTTGCCATGTTTAACCCATGAAAAAGTCAGTAGGTAATTCTTGTTCGAGACGTAATTTTTCTTCAAGTTTTTCTAACTCTTGAGTCGCGTCATCGTACATTTGTCTTCCGCTTACTATTACTCCTCCAGGTAATTGCATACCTTCGAACTTAGACATATTCAAACCCCACTGCTGTTTGATTAGCGCAGTAGTATAATTCTTTAAAAACATGTCATTGTAAACACTAGTGTGAGTTTCGGGATCAACTATTTGATAAATTTCTGCTATAAGATAGTCTCCCGCTTTAACGTCTTCATCTTCAAAATCACCATACAAGTACAACCTGTTTTGTCTTCTAGAGAATGTAGTTATGGGATGACCGTGCAGCGTTTGATCGACCATACTCAAGTATTGTTCCATCTGATAAAGATAAGAAAGATCACCAGCGAAACTGATAAAATCACCCATATTGTTGAGCATCATCTGATATCGAACATCAAACAAATTCCCACTTGAACCAAACGTGGACGTTACAGGAAATAATTTCGATACGTAAATAACGTCTGAAGGAATAGGAATATATTTGTTGGTGACATCGTCTCCGGTAACGAGATGTTTTAAATAGGTTCGGATTGTAGCGTCGCTGTGGTATTCTTGATACATTTGTAATGCATCATCAACTTTATCTTCAATCTGATCTTGATCAACATTTATCTCTAAAACAGGATCGCCGAGTTTCCTCAGACAATAATCAATTAATGTATCTCTACTGGTAACTGCAGGCATTTTAGCGAAATCCGTATAAACTCATGTTTATTTATAAGGATTTGCTACTTAAAACGATCAGGTCCATGAACCCAAACAACAATAACCCAGCGTTCGCCCTTTGTTACTTTCTCAACGGTATGTAAACTAAAACTAGGAAAGAATCCAATCGATCCGAGTTCCTTTGGTGCTTTTAGAATAACACCATTACTGTTGATTAATAGGTCGCCGCCTTCATAGTTATCATTAAGAGGAATAGAAAGAGATAGTTTTCTTGTTGCACTACCAGTTGGACCAGCGTCGATATGCCAAGAATAATGAGACTCTTCCTCTGCTTTATAGTGTAATAGTTGCAACGAGTGTGTAATACCGAGCAAATTCCATCGATAATATTCTGCATTAACAGTTCCGACGGCAGCTGCTATTTTATGGAAGATCCAAGCATTATCTTCAGTATAATCTATATGGTATGTTTCAACTTGCCGAATATCTTTATTGTATTTCTGATTGTCATCACCACCAACAGTTGCTCGAACGCCATACTTTTGATCTGCTATTGAAATAATTTTTCGACATTCATCATCTGTGAAACAATGTTCTGGATGCGTGCCGTTTTTTGTGAAGAATGATGCTCCAGGAAATTCATCGTCGCTAGTGCGAATCATAACACCATTAGTAATAAATTGTGATTGGGGCAGTTGGTAGAATTTAATGTCTTCTTTTATATTTCTATTGGTGGTGCTCGCCTTTTCAATACGCATATTATCAGGCGTTTTCTTTTTACCCATCTCTTTTCTTCCGTCTAGGACAGAATCTTTGTATGGACCATTTGCGTCAACAAAATGAAAGAAAACCTGAACCTGCCATTCCCCTTTGTATTTTGGTCTCCAGTGTGGTAGTTCACAACCACGATACATTACTAAATCGCCGATATTTATTTCACTAGCAGAACCAACTATATCATCTTCATCTTTAGCGAAGAATATTGGCCAGATACCTGATCCATCATCAAAACCAAGAGTTAGAGTGCCGGAGATTTCGCAGGAGGGGCGATCTCTATGTCGAACTAATATCTCCCCCTTTCTATAAATTCGGGCATAGGTATAAGTAGGAAGAATCTCTACTCCAAGTTGTTTTGAAAGTGGACCTGCTAACTCTTGAGCGATATTATCAAATATCTCATCGCCGTAGATTGAATCGGATAGCGGACATTGTTCGTCTTTTTCAGTCTTACCTTCTTTATAAAGATTAAACATATATTGCGTCAACTGTTCACAATCAGACCGAGAGATAGTATCATTTAAATAAACGTATCTGTTATGTTCAAATACGTCTGCAGCAGTTACCAAATTTTGTGTCTGAGATTTCATTATAGTTCCTCTGGATAAAATGCATTATAAAACCAATTATATTTTTCAAGTATACGGTTATGTATACGATCACTTAATCGCCTTTTCGGCGGTTGCCATTGAATAAAAGAGGGTTTTGTTCTATGATCAGTTCTTTCCATAAAATAAGCATTATCATGTTCAAACATTTCTGATTGTGAAATATTATTTAAATCGTGTTCATAGTAATTTAAATTTAAAAACGCATAAATCGAGTTAATAGTATCTATCGGATTTTTAAGAAAGTCTTCATATCGAACAAATTTAATTGTGTCTTTTTTATCTTCATACATCCATAACTCCATCGCTACAGATATCTCTTCCTTTAAAGATCCCGATAATGAATTGTCGCTGTTAAAATGATAATCGAATTTTTGCATCTCAGTCATTGCAGCGTAAAGAGAATTACCTTCACTACTATAGGTATGAAGTGCTTTGAGTTTTAAATTTACTTTATTGAAACTTTCAACAACATCTCTTAAATCACGAATCATTAATATCACTTTTGATTCTGGCAATAGATGACGGATTCGATTCCAAAACCGAGTCTTAGAGATAACAATAGGTTTGTCGGTTATTCCGCTATACCAACCGTTGATCGCTCCCATTGCCATACCGTAAAGCGCACGGTCTGCACGATCAGCGTCCATTGCTTGGAATGTTTCGGTGACACGAAATTTCTGCAGCATATAACGATGCAGATTTGTCGGTAATGGATCTGTTGTTGTGGTAAATACTTCGGGATTTTGCTGAAGTATATTCATCAATACTGTTGATCCGGAACGCGGAAGTCCACCACAAAAATGTAATTGTTTCATAATAAATTAATAATTAAATAACAATATTATATATTAAATTTTAAAGAGAAGCAAGTTATACCTGTGTTGATCCTGCCAATGCTCTAGCGCCGATACTACTAGCTGAGGCAACTCCAGAAGTATCATTAGCAAAAGAAGTTCCCTCGACATCAGTGATTGCGTTGCCAGGCGTTTGCATTCCACCCGCAGAAAATGCAGTACCGCCAGAATAAGAATGTAGTCCATGTTCTCTTCTGACTGTAGTAAGGTCTGAATGTGAAGATACTGTTGCATCACTTGAAAACAATACTGATCTCACCCCGCCGTAAGCACTAGGACTATTGCCAGTAGCACCACCGCCAGTAAGGTAATATTTCACATTATTACCAGAAGAACCATGACCTCCAAATCCATTGAATTCAAAGGTTGGTGTTATCAAAGTTGCATTTCCTCCGGAGGCAAATGGAAATTTTTGCCTTGTGACCGTACCACTTCCAGAAGAGGTTGCGGGAGGTCCACTCCATTTAACAACATGCCCAATTCCGCCTGGAACGTCTGTTTGACCTGTTGCTTCAGTTGAGGCGCTGGCTAATGCTCCTGTTGAAGATGCAGTTACATTGGAAGCGAACGGAAATTTTCTTATATCAGTCCACGAATTTCCCCTGCCAGGGACAGGAAAATAGGCTGGAGGAAAAATTCCTCCCGTATAATATCCATCTTGATTAGTTACATCTGAAATTCCAGCAGCATATAATGCCCCTCCTAAACCCAAACTCGACCCTAATGTATTTCCAGTATCAGAAGAAAACGGGAATTTGTATGCAGTATCGTAAATAGTAGGAGGAGAAGGTGGACCTTCAGCGCCACCATAATGATAACCATGTGTAGTAGAAGAAGTTCCAGATCCCCACGAGCGACCATTGCCGTATGGTGGTCCAGGTCCATTAAATCCAGTATTGCTTGTATAAATTGTTTCTGAACCAGAAGCAAACCTGTACCTTGTTCCACTAGTGGTAAAAGTGGATGGCGCTGGCGGAGAAATAAAACCAGCAGACATATATCCAGCAAGATCTCCCTGAAATCCTACTTCTGCCGCGCGAGTACCACTAATTGGTTTCCAAGAATTATCACTATCCCACATATAAATATTTTTATTGTTATGATTATATGCCATTCTAAATGATTTTGTATTTGCAGAATCTAAAAAGATTGCGTCAGAATCAAACGATACTATTCTTTCATCTCTCAAACTGAAGGCAGACCTAGTCAACTTTTCCAATTCTGTAAGCGGAGAAGAAGGCGTAACATTACCTATTCGTTTCTGAACAGCATGAATTAAACTTTTTATATCAACTGGCATATCTTAAACCTGTTGTCCTGCTCCGCGTTGTCTTGTTACTGATAAATCACCAACATCAGTAGCATTAGCGTCAGAAGCGAACGGGAATTTATCGATGACATTAGTAGTAGACTCTGGGGCGGTTCTACCACCAGAATTATATCCACTGTCAGTTGATGATTGTCCTGAGTTACCATCTCTTACTGTTGTCATATCTCCAACGTCAGTAGCGTTAGCATCAGAGGCGAATGGGAATTTGTCAATGGTGTTTACGAATGGGGCCGGCGGACCGACACCACCAGAAGTGTATCCACTAGCATCTGATGATTGACCACCAGCAGTATATCTTACTAATGTTATATCTCCAACATCAGTAGCATTAGCATCAGAAGCAAATGGGAATTTGTCGATGGTGTTTACGAATGGCGGATTGAGTCCACCAGAAGTATATCCATTATCTGCTGATGATTGTCCTGCTACACCATATCTTACTACTGTTAAATCACCTACGTCAGTAGCGTTACCATCAGAGGCAAATGGGAATTTGTCGATAATGTTTGATGCTCCTGGAGCGAAACCACCAGAAGTATATCCACTAGCAGTTGATGATTGACCTGCTCCAAGATATCTTCCTACTGTCATATCTCCAACATCAGTTGCATTCGCATCAGAAGCGAATGGGAATTTATCGATAGTGTTTGATGCTCCTGGAATTCCTGGACCGAAACCACCAGAAGTATATCCACTAGCAGACGATGATTGTCCTGCTAGACCATATCTTGATAATGTCATATCTCCAACATCAGTAGCATTCGCATCAGCTGAGAATGGGAATTTGTCGATAGTGTTGTAAATTATAGGGGGTGCTGGTACTTGCTTCCAACCACCAGAAGTATATCCGCTGGTAGAACCTTGTGCTTGTGTGGAACCTGCAGCCACAGTACCATTAATTGGTTTCCAAGAATTATCACTATCCCACATGAAGATGTTATTAGAAGCACGGTTGTATATCATCTTGAAATCTGGTGCATTCGTAGTTGCAGAATCTAAAAATAATGCGTCAGAGTCAAGAGCGCGAATAGTGTTATCGCTCGATACGAATGCTGCTTTGGCGAGTAGTTCTAATTCATCTACAGGAGTTGATGGTGTAACTCCGCCAAGTCTAGACTGTATTGAATTGATGAGTTTTGTTATATTAATTGCCATATTATCTTAGACTTGTTGTCCTGCTGCACCATATTTTACTACTGTTAAATCCCCTACATCAGTTGCATTGGCATCAGAAGCAAATGGGAATTTATCGATAACGTTTGATTCTGATGGAAGTCCTCCGCCAGAAATATATCCACTAACAGTTGATGATTGACCTGAAACTAACCGTCTTGCTACTGTCATATCTCCAACGTCAGTAGCATTTGCATCAGAAGCAAATGGGAATTTCTCTATGATGTCGTATGTTACTGGTGGGTTGAACCCACCAACAACATATCCATTATCTGCTGATGATTGTCCTGTTCCTGCACCAGCATATCTTGCTACTGTCAAATCTCCGACATCTGTAGCATTTGCATCAGCTGAGAATGGGAATTTGTCGATAACGTCGTAGTATGGTGTGGGGGGTCCAGGTGCGAAACCACTAGAGGTATATCCATTATCTGCTGATGATTGTCCTGAACAGTACCGTCTCGATGCTGTTAAATCACCAACGTCAGTTGCATTAGCATCAGAAGAAAACGGGAATTTGTCTATTGTATTTTGTATCGGGAACCCACCAGAATTATATCCACTAGCAGTTGATGATTGACCTGCATGACCATATCTTGTTACTGTCATATCTCCAACATCAGTAGCATTACCATCAGAAGAGAACGGGAATTTGTCGATGGTGTTTAGAACTGTCGGACTAAATCCACCAGAAGTATATCCACTAGCAGAAGAAGATTGTCCTGCTACGTAAGCTCTTGCTACTGATAAATCACCTACGTCAGTAGCATTCGCATCAGAAGAAAACGGGAATTTGTCGATAATATTGGTGACGGAAGTTAAGGGTGTTACATACCCACCAGAAGCATATCCACTGGTCGACCCTTGTGCTTGTGTGGAAGTTGAAACAGCAGCAATTACACTATCAGCATTTAAAGTAATTTCTCTCCATGCAAGTTGTTCTGATATTCTATACGCTCCACTATCTAAACTGTATACAATATCTCCATGATTAGAAGAATCTGCAACAGGAAAATTTGATAATCCTGGATATGAAGTTATCGAACTTGTCAAATCATTTATTGTACTTGAAATTTTAGAAAGACGAGATAAATCACTAACAGGAGTAGATCCAGTACTAGTGTTCAATCTTGCTTGAATTTCATCAATAAGTTTCTGTAAATTAATTGCCATGATTAGTTAGCCTTTGGGGTTAATGAACTTCCCGCCTCAAAACCTTGCAATTCTTTCCAATATGAACCAGTACTAACAAACAACCCTCGTTCATCGTTTGCACCTGTTAAATCAGAAACTAATACTACCATACCTTCGTTTGCAGAATCTGCAAAAGGTAAGTCTGTTCTTACTGCATATGTTTTAGTAGTGGTGGTAGATTTTTTTATACCGCTCAGAAGGTTTAACAAATCTAAAGATGCATCACTAGAGTCGGCAGCACCTGCAGCTGAATCAAGACTTGCGATTAATGTTGTTAGATCTAAATTCGCCACAAAAATACCCTCGAAAAAATGTTTATACTGTTCTATTTATATAGAAACAAACTTGAGGTATTAGTTGAATTATACCTGTTGCCCCGCACCTATTTTTCCCCTTGCTAGTGTTAAATCTCCGACATCAGTAGCATTAGCGTCTGAGGCGAACGGGAATTTGTCAATTTCGTTACGCTTGCTTGGGTTATCACCACCAGAAGTATATCCACTAGCAGTTGATGATTGACCTGCAGACGCGGCCCTTCCGTTAGTTAAATCCCCCACATCAGTTGCATTGGCATCTGAAGCGAATGGGAATTTATCAATTACATTCAAGTTGAGTTGCCCACCAGAAGTATATCCACTAACAGTTGATGATTGTCCTGCTGGTCTCTGCCTTGCTAGTGTTAAATCTCCGACATCTGTAGCATTCGCATCAGCTGAGAATGGGAATTTGTCGATAGTGTTCACGACTCCTGGACCTGGATCCACATTGCCACCAGAAGTATATCCACTAGCATCTGATGATTGTCCTGCCGCTGCCCACCTTGCTAGTGTTAAATCACCGACATCAGTAGCATTAGCATCAGATGAGAATGGGAATTTATCGATGACGTTAGTAGTAGGATTACCACCAGAAGTATATCCACTAGCAGAAGAAGATTGTCCTGCTACGTAAAATCTTGCTACTGTTATATCTCCAACGTCAGTAGCATTAGCATCTGAAGCGAATGGGAATTTGTCTATGGTTACATCACTCGGTCCACCAGCAGTATATCCACTTTCGTTTGATGAATGACCTGCTGCTGCTTGTGTACCACTGCGTGTTAGATTGC